TCAACAACATTTGGTATAATAGTATTATCACCAATATCTTGTTGGAATTCTTCAATAGCTTGTTCTACAGAAATGTGCTTAGAACTGAATACATATCCAGTTCCTATTCTAGACCATGTTGGTGTAATCCATCTCCACCCATTCTTCATTGTCTTCGCAATGGTATATGGATGCATTTCCTTTCTTTTATCTTTATATGATTTTGGAAAGAATAATGCTTTATCAGTTAATAGAATATCACTCAAGTCTTGATATTGTATTTTAAAAATATCAGAAGTTTTCTTTGATTTTCCCGTGGCTATGACATAATAATCTGCTTTGATAACATGATTTGATTCTAATACTATAGAGTCAATCAATCCATCATCTTTAAAATTGCAATCAATTACAATGTCATCAAAAATTGTAACATTATTCCACCTAGATGTTAATATCTTTTTAAGATATGCAATATACTTACCTGCATCAAAGTGCCATGAACTTCCATAAAAAGAATTCTTTTTTCTTACAGGTATTTTATTTTGTTTTACACCATGATATAAATTGTGAGCAATTAAATCATGAATAAAAATATCAGGATCTTTATTGCCTAAAGAGTTACAATATTCTAAAAAGTTTACTCCAAATCTTTGATATGTTTTCGGTACTTTAAAATAATGAAGAAACTCATTTTTACTCCAATTAGAGTACATGACACCAGTTTTTACACAAGCGTCAGATTCTCTAATGAATGAATTAAAATCATAATCAAAAGAACGATGCAATTCTTCAAACAATAATGTGGTAGATTCACCAACTCCTATGGAAGGAATCTTTGATGAACCAATATGTGTCAATTTTTGAACGTAATCTTTAGAGGCAAAAAAGTTTGCCATCATAAGACCAGCAGCACCATCTCCGATTACACAGATATGCATCAGTCTTTTGCAAATCCAAGTTTTTCCCAAATAATCTTAAATGGACAAACACCAGTAATTGCAGCAAGAGATAGTGCAATAGGTGGAATCCACAATACCCAAGAAACTACACTCCATCCAGTGAGTGTGTTTCCAAGAGCAACAACACATGCCACAGAAAGAAATGTCATGCGAGTTGCTGATACTTTTCTTTTAAGTCTTTTAATCATCGTTTACCTTCCTTAGTTGAAATGATCCATCATCACGATCAATCCATTCAAGTTGATCACCTTCCATCCATCCAGTTTGATCTAGCAAATCTTGTGGGAATGTGATGGCATAATTTATTTCATAAGTGTCTTCGTCCATTACTTCTTCTACAGGCATAATCCATTTTTTCTGTAAAACAATTGGCTCATCATCAGGAACATCTGGATGTATAGATTCCAAGTATTCCTGTTTTGCTTTCTCCATATCTGTATCTGCAACAGGACGATGACCACTCAAAAGTTCAAGAAGTCCATATGCACGACTCACTTGTTCTCTGTGATAATTATAGTTTTCACGAACAACTTCACGAATGGTTGAATAGATTTCGTGAGGTGATGCATCACTACTCATAGCATCGTGTACCCACTCTTCAAGTTTTTCAAGCGAATACTTTTTGTAGTCAAAGTCCATAATTAATCTTCTCTAGGTTTGGGTTTGTTGCATTCATTGCAGTAGTAAGACAACCCACTACGAAAGCATTTTACCACCTGATAGTGATTTTTGTCAAGGGGTTTGGTCTCCCCACATTTATTACATGTCCTTACTGTATTGCTTCTTTGCTCGCTTAAGTTCTTTGAGTTCTGCTTTAATCTCTTTGTAAGCGGCAATAGAATCAATTTTTCCTCCCATTTCAAGAGCAATGATGATATCCACCCTCGTGCCGAAGTGGGCAAGAGATTTTTCAAAGTCGTCGAGTTCATACATTTTGATCAATTTTGCAATGTTCTACGATAATATCTATACGAGCATCAAGAGAGTTTTCCATACGATAAAGTTCGTTACTTGTCTCCACATTCTCTTCTTCTAACCTTTTAACTTTATCTTCAAGAGCAGCAAGTCTTTCATAAACTTCATCCATAGGAGTTTCTTGATTAAGACCCCACTTTCTGTAAAACCAATGTTGTTCACTCATAATACTCCAATTTCCTTTAAATAATTTCTGTATCTCATAAAACGATTCCAGTTTGGTTGACCTGAAACTTCTAACTGGTAACATATCTCACAATAACAGAGCCATTCATACCATGGAGTTGTTGGGTCTAGGACATGATATGGGTACGATGTAGTAGTTTGTTGGTTCATCATTCCAATGTCTGATTACCCCCGCAACGATAAAAATATTAGTAATGAGATAAGTGAAAAGTATAAAGCTCCGTATACCAGCAATGTAGTCTGCTTCTCTGTCATTTTTTCCTACTTTTTCTCCCAGGCTTTTTGCCCACAGTCTCCATAGATTTGGTTTCTTTGACATAATCTTTTGCTTTTAATTTATGTAATTGAATATACTTATCTACATGCTCTTCACACTGAAACCAACATACTCGTATAGGAGTTTCATTAAGTTCCAAACGATAAGAGAATCCATCATAAGGAAATTTTGTGCTAGTATTCATTTGTCCTGTTGCATCATTTTAAACATCTCAACATCATGCAAAATTAGTCTTGCAATCTCTCGTGCGTTTTCTTCATTCCAAGTCTCTTTACGATGACCAGACTGCCACATCTTAAACAGATGCGTGGACAGTGTATCAAGAAGCATTTGGTAGGTAGTCATAATGGGAAAGCCGACTGAATAAGGTTAGCACATAACTCAATCATTGTCAAGCTCAATGCCATAAGATACTCCAGCTCTAGGAGTGATTGGTTTGGTATCATGATCTATTCCTACAGGAATGTATAATAATTCCCCAGGCATCAAATTGTATGTATATTCTTTATCATCCCATACAGTCCATTGTGTGATACCAATACACTGCCAAAAGAATACATGTTGATAATCATTATGTCTACCAAACGTTTCGCTAATTTCTAGAAAACTTACATAAAGATGTGCAGATATGTTATTCGTTGGAAATAGTTTCTGTAGTTCTTCACCGACTGCACACACCTTTTTATTATGTCTTGTTTGATGTGTCACAAACCCAAAGTTATTCATGATTTTATAGTCAGCATCTTCAATTACATTCTTATTGAAATTAAAGATAACCTCATCCCATGTAAGTGTGGGAAACTCTATCTTACCCAAAAACTGGTGTTTGTGAATATCATTTAACATTGATATTAAAAGATAATATTTTTCTTTCTTTTGTTGATTTGTTTGGTTCAGTATGGTGAAGAATAGTTGCTGGGAAAAATATTAACGATCCTTCGTCAACTTGTGGAGAATAATGTAAGGCATGTCCTGTAAGAAAATTATTAAAGGGTGAAACAAATTGGGTTGCTGTGTGTTCTTCTTTATCATAATCAATAAAACACACAGCACTATATCCTACCAACCCATGATTATGAATCCCATGATAATTTCCCTGTGATGCAGTTTCAAACCATGACATTACAACACGATATTCAATAAAATTGAGTTGATTGCAAAATAAATTTATTTCTTCTTTAAATAAATGTTCTATCTCTGTATTATGTTTACCACTTTCATTGTTATCTTGTTGTGTATGATAATCAGATTGAACATCTTCTTCAGATAATTCAATTTGAGTTTTATTCATCATGTCCAACAAAATAGACTTTTTAAGATCCCAGTTTCGTGCTGTCAGATGTACGATTGGGATCTTAAACATGTAATCAAGATAGTCATTTGTTATCATATTCCCTTCTTAATTCTTCTGCCATTTTCATAGAACGTCTCCACACTTTATACTTAAAAATAGGGTTTTTTGGATGTAACCAAACCATCATATATGCTCGTGTGAATCTGGATTTAACGAATTTTGCCAATAGATCAATATAAACTCCAACATTAGGATCAATGACCATCATTATGCAGATAACTGCAAATAATGTGAATAATGTGTAGTAATAAATTTCCATTACCGTAACTCATGCAAATAGGTTAATAGTTGTTCTTTGAGTTGATCTAATTCTTTCTCACAACCAAGTTTCTTAGCACTGTTGCGAATGTCAAAATGGCGAGTAAGAAGATCTTGAATCATAAGATCAATTGCATCAGTACGTTTGGAAATTGAATCAGTCATTTTAACTTGTAGATGTAAATGTGTTTCCCTGGTGTATCTATGTACTTTGCATCACCTCGTTCTAAGGCATCTTTAAGATTTTGTGCAAAGGGTTTCAATTTCTTCACACCAAACTTATTTTCATGATAAGTTCTGATTGATTTATCGTGGTATGTTTTACCATTATACTCAATCAAACGTCCTTTTGCGGTCATGCCATGATATTCAAAGTTTGATGCTTTGTAGATTGTACCACAATGACCATGATAGCTGTCAGCATAAGAAATGACAACTTCAAAGTCTGTGTTCTTCTTCATCCATCGCAATGTTTTACCAATGAAATAACTTTCAGTATTTCTTGGTGTTTTATCAATGCAACAAAGTCTACGAAGTTCTACAATCTTATCTTCAGAAGAAACATACTTTTTCCACACATTTGCCATTCCCATTGACCCATAGATCATGCCACCAATAATGTTATTGTCAGCAAGAAGTGCAAATGCATTCGATACACGCAATCCATTTACATTGCCAGAATAATGCCAAGTTTCAATAAAATCTCTGACAGTTTGTAGTGTGGTTGGTGTAACAACGAATTGTTTTACGTTATGTGATGTATAATCTTCATCACCGTAAAACATATCCATAAGCATGTTTGACTTCATCTGCTGTTTCTTTTGCTACTTTTACAATTATATCACGTAACTGGGTGTAATCAATACCAATCCATGACCAGAAGGCTTCACCTCCAATGTATCTGATGCTGTCCCGTGTGTAGTCAAAAGACTCACCAAAAGCAACAGCAAAAAAAGCTTTCGTTTCATGATCAATGGTTGTTTGAAGAAGTTTTTGAATGGAGTCATTTTTGTGTGTTCCTGTTTGGGTATTTTTATTTGCCTTTAGTTGACCCTCCCATTCTTCATTAATTGATAGATCAATTCCTAAAACTTTTCTTTGCTTTTTGTCAGTGTTTCTAACATTGTTTCCACACGTTTCTGCTATCTCTTGCAATGCATATCCAAGACATGTAGTAAATGTTTTTTCAAATGTTGCCCAGATAAGAACTTCTGGGATTGCATCTTTAATAAGATTTAGATTTGCACTACGAAGATTAGAGTAAATCTTCATCACAGTTTTTTGTTTAATTGGATGAAGAATTGATTCAATTAAAAGAGCATCAGTTTGATTCATAAAATGTTTTGAGGGAATAATCAGCAATTTTTTTAACCAGTTTAGAATATGGTTTTGTATCTACGTCAAATTCGTCTCCACAATTCCATTCTCTACAGGTTCTAATGTAACCTTTTAATGCGTCAAGTAAATAATCGCATTCCTGTTCAGTAAAATCCATTGCATCATTCCATAAATTGCTCTAGTCCTTTTATTTTAGAAGCACGTTTGACAGTACGGCGTCCCTTTGTGCCAGTTTTTGATTTGGCTTTCTTAATGTATTCTTTGGCTTTTTCTAGGGTAGCATGAACAGAATCTTGTCTACCTTTATAGATAACCATATATTCTTTTCCGAACGGAACAGCTGCCCATTCGCCTGTAGTTGACACAAATCCGTCCATATGTTATGATGTGAACATTTCCATCCTATCACACTTTAATATAGGTGTCAAGTCATGAACCCAGATAAAATTCAACTAGATTCAATTGATAGAATGTTTCAATATGAGTCTCAAGCAAGAATTATTGATCAACTAGATCATGATGAGGCTATTAACGCTGCAAAAAGTTATTTGAAATTATACATTAAGCAGCAGGAAGTTCTTCAAAATCTCGGTTTGCCAGAAGACTTGACAGATTCAGACGACTCTGCTACTATATAAGGGTAAGTCACGAGGATTCCACCATGTCTACTCTTGTCCAAAAAACTCGGTATCGTATTGTGCTTGATCTGGAAGCTTATGATGATCTAGATCCGCAAGAAATCGATTGGCACGATCTTCTTAAACTTGAAGGAGACGAAAACGTATTTGTCTCAATCAAAGAAGATGAAGAAGTTCATGGTTGGTAATCAAAAGCCCCTCAAATGAGGGGCTTTTTTATGATTGAATTATAATACCACCTTCAGGAGCATAATAAAACCAACCTGTTGCAATATATTTGTTTTGAGTATATACAGGATTTCCTCTATGAGTATGTGTAAATCCTGCGGGCCAAATTAATAATTTACCTTGCTCTGGTTTAACTCTAAGTTTTTGATATAAAAATTCAGTCTCTCCTTCGTCTCCAGGAACATCATTGAGATAAATCATCCAAACTAAACCTCTAAAACAAAAATTAATTCCTACATTTTCACAGTGCCAAGCATGATATCCACCACAAGGTTCTGTTTTTTGTAACTTAATTTCTGGATTAGAATAATCAGATTCTAATAGAGCACTGTATTCTTTTGTATATTCATCTAAACAATAATTTAGTTTTTCATTTATTTTAATAGCAAGATCTTCATCATGAGATAAACTACAATGAAGATCTTTTCTTATTAATGTGGATTTATTAAATGATTTTTGTTTTTGAGTATTTTCAATATGCTGTATTAATTTTTCACAATCTTCTTTAAACAAAGCATTTTCCCAAATGCCTATAAAATCAATAATTTTCATAAATTTTTTAAATTAAATTTTATTGTGGAATTTCGGGCCAATCAAATCCAGTTAAAACACCATTTTCTATGCTAGGACTTACTAAAGATGGCAAATCTCTTAATTGCTGTCTGTAAGTTCTCCACTTAGTTTTGATTGCATCAGGAACATCTTCTCCTTGAGTCCAATCACATTCCACTAGTTTTCTGTCTCTTTGCTCTCTCAACCATTTCATTGGCTCAGCGGCAATTAATTCTTCTAATTTTAATTCTAATTCTTCTATACTTGGTTTAGGAATAGTATTATTTTCATCCCATTCTAAATTATCATAATCATCTCCAAGTAAAGACCATCTTGCGGTTGGATATAATGCATAAATCGCATGTGCAATGTCCATTTTACAATCTCCTAGTTTCCGATTTCCATTAAAACAATTGTTGATGCTGCAGATCCATTATAACCTTGAGTAGCATCAGTATTATTCCAAGATCTGTTTAATCTAAACACTTGACCACTAACGTTTTCTGGCATATGCTGCAATTGATATGTAATTGCCGAGGCAGTAGCTGGACTATCTACAGACATCCAAGCCATAGATCCACTATGGTTGGCATCTCTTCCTTGGTTGGAATCTGAAAAATTTATTCTTTGTCTGGAACCAGCAGAAACACCAACATCCCATGCTGTTCCATTTCTTAAAATTCTAAACGCATTATTATTTAATCCTCCAACTTTTCCTAAACTTACCATTACAATAATTTGACTGCTAGTATTTCTTGGTGTAATTGTGGCAGACATTCCTGGCGTATCTTGCCATGTGCCATCAGCATTTGAAGAAGTAAACACATCTGGCTGTATCGCACGCACAACTTGAAGAATTTTCCCCAAATTGGGTTGTCCAGAAGTATTTTGTATATTATTAACTCTTAAAGTACTCATAATTCTTCAGATTTTGGATACTTCTCTTTAATTTTATTTATCTCTGCTTTCCATCCGTCATAACCTTTATGGTAAAGAAGATCTAATTGATTTTGAATGGATGGATATTCAACAGCACGATCTCTTTGATATTGATTTAATTCATATTCTGCAGCTAATTTGTTATATTCTGCGAGAATTTGTTCTTCTGTTGGCCCAGAATAATTTTCATCTTTTGTCCAAGAATAGATTGCCGTCCCATCAGAAGTAGACGCACCAGTATTAAATCCTAGTGTAGAATAATCTGTTCCTTCAATTGAAAACCCAACTTCGGGTAAAACATTTTGAATTGCTTTGTTGTATAAAATTTTGTCCATAGTTATTGATAAAGAAAAAATATTGTGTCTCTAGAGTAGCCGTCACCTAGACCAGCATCCCAATAATTTAATATACAAGTAGTGCCACCTTGAGTGTTTCTTACTTGGAGATCATAGGTATGAGCCCCTGCATTTACTGCAGGAAAATGCCAAGTTCCAGAAGCACTTGATCCCTGATTAGCAGTAGATTGTTTAGAAAAACAAAATCCACCATAATCATTTCCATCTACCAAAAGTCTACATACTGATTGTACAGCACCTGATTCATAAGTCATACTAAAAGTTGCAGTAACCAAAACATTAGATATTTTTGATGGGGAAAAACTTCCGCTTATATGAGAAACCCATCCACTATCTCCATTCAAAGTTCTATTTGATCCAGTAAAACCTGCGGCATACAACAATCTAACTCCATCAGGAAGTCCTGTTGTTGCGACATTTTGTACTGCTCCAACTCTTAAAGTACTCATTATTCAACACCCTCTGGTTTTGGATATTTTGCTTTTACTGCAAGACATGCATCTATATATGCCTGCATTTGTTCCGTGTCTCCTTTTACAAGACCATCTAAGTACTCAGAAAAATCTGGATATTCCTCTGCTCTATCAAATTTATACTTATAATTATCATATTGTTTTTGTAATCTTTTTCGTTCTTCTATAATTTCTTCATTTTTTGGTCTTTTTTGCCCACCTTCCCAAACAGGAGGCTCTCTCCACTCTAAAGTTTCAAGAGATCCTTGATGTGCCCAAAGAGCCCCAGGTCTTAAACTTTGAAGAGCATCTCCAATTGAGACGCTTCCTCCTTTATTTTTAACTCTATTATAATCTAACATAGTTCCCTCCAGTTTATGCAACAATTTCCATGGCTTGCATTACAATTAATCCACGAGCATTGACATTTTGAAGAGTATCCCATCCACCATAGTCCATAATTCCTCCTGCCCAAGATCCATAGAATTGTTGATATCTCAATGTTGTTCCAGCAGCAACATTAGGAGTGTCTATTATTTGTGTCCAATAGTCGCCTTCAAATGCACCACCTGCATTTGCGTGAATACCAGAAAAAGTATCTATGGTCGCATCAGTTCTATAAGTCGTAACCAAACTTGTAAAACCACCACCACTTACACTTCGTTTAATATCAACATATTGGTGCTGTTGGTTTGGTCCATATAGTTTATTTTTCATCATCACCAAAATTCTAGAATTTGTTCTTTTAGTGGTAATGTCAACATAATAATCAGGAACTTGAACATCATTATTATTATTTTGCATTGCTGGAGTTGAAATTTCTCCATAAGCATTGCTCAATCTTTGAACAACCTGGATGATTCCACCTGTGGAATCTACTAAGATTGCTCCGCCAGTAGTTTGAATTTGATTAGTTCTTAAAGTACTCATAATTCTTTTTAATTATTTACAATACAGCCCAAGTTGCACCGCTATTTATTGTGACGGTTACGCCAGATTGGATGGTAATTGGACCAACACTCGCCCAATTTTTTGAAGTATCAACGGTGGTATCTGCAGTAACAGTTGTATCATTTTGAAAGAAAACTGCGCCACCACCAGCTCCGATTACTACTGCCATATTATTCTCCT